GAAGTCTTTTGCTGTGGAAACTGTATTATAGCCATATTATATCCTTTATTTTAAACCTGGAAGACCAGAATAACCATAATATTTTAGCGCAGCATCTATAGCATGTGGCGCATATTTACCAACAGCTTCTCCACCACCTCTAGCAATTCCAGACAAAAAACCTGGTTGCTGTGCTTTAGCTGGCTGTGTAGCAAGATGATATGGAGACGTGGGCTCACCAGTTAGCATCCTAAACAATCTTTCTTTATACATTTCTTTCGGCTGCCTACGCATTTGTTCAAATCCTGTTTGAAACCCTAATTCTCCAAGTTGTTGGGATCTTCCAGCTAGCCCTAATCTCGCAGCCTCTCCTTCTTGTTGTATGCCTAATGCAGCACGAGCCTGCTCTAGCTTACTTCTTTGTGCGGCCATTTCTGGCTGCATTTGCGCTCTTAAAGCGGCTAGGCTTCCTGATAAATTTTCTCCGGCCTTAGTTGTTTGTCTTGCAAAAGCTCCTGATCTTTGACCGCCCCCAGTAAGTGATGTAAATCTTTCTGCTAATCCAGGAATAACTTCGCCCTTAAATTGTTGCATTGCTTGTGCAGCAATTGGATCGAAATCAAATTGATCTTTTGGAACATCTGGAAGTTCTGTTCTTTGATATTCTGGTATTGTTCCAAATACTTCGTGCTGCTTCTCAACTATTTCAGAAAGCTCTGGAAATTCTTCTGGTTTTTGCAAGTACTCTTCCATCATTGGCTTCATGTTATCTCTCATGTACTTGTCAAACTCTGGATCATATTTCTTAATTTTAGTTATTTTATCGCCTCCAGGAAGCTCTATTACCTGATCTCCACCTGCAGTAGTTGTTGTCTTTGTTCCCTTACGTTTTCTTCCTCTCTTAGAACCTCCCCAAATTTTATCATATAACCAGCTTCCTACTTTCTTAACACCATATGCAGCAATTGCTCCAGCAAGGGCTCCCGCAAATTCAATGGCCATAATACTTCCTATCTTTATATTGTTCTCTAGCAATACCAATTATATATTATAATTATTAACATAAGATTTTAATTATTTATTAAGGAGGAAGTGATATGCCAGTTGAAGATAGATTTGGAGCATTTTTACCTACTACAGAAATAATAGATATAAATGATCCGTCACAATTGCGATGGGTGCTTAACAACATGGCAATAATGATAAATAATAAAGTCACTGGATTTTACACTAAAACAGAATTTATTAATGGTAAACAATGGTATCCAGATCCAACTCTATCAAGTCTTACCCCAAAAGCTCCTACACCTAGAATGGTATACAGTATTGTTGTTCCATTTGGAGCACTTCCTAATACAGCAACAAAAACTGTAGCACATGGAATCACATTCCCAACTCCAAATACTTATCAGTCTGTCCAAATTTATGCTAGTGCAACTGATCCTACCGGTGTAATAAACATACCTATACCATATGCGTCACCAGTTCTGGCTAACAATATAGAATTATTTGTGGATGGCACTAACGTGTCAATCACTACTGGATCAGACAGAACAGCTTTTACTAAAACAGATGTTTATTTTGAATTTATTAAAGAGTAAAATATATAAAGTACACTTAGTCATTACGACTTCGTTACTGTTCTCCTTTTTCCGCCGTGTTGGTTTCATTACTTTCCAACACGGTGTTTTATTTTACAACTCTTGAGTAGGAGAAGCATGAAATAAGATGCCATTCATTTCAAACCATCTTAAAGAAATATCGTTATTTTTCATTTGATCGTCATCCCAATATAATCTAAGCTGCACTGACTCGCCTTGTGCTTGCAAATACACTGCATGCCAGAATCTTTCTTGCGTATCTTCAAGTCCTCCATAAGAGGTCGTTTCTAAAATAGCAGTTCCAAGTATAGCGCCAGTATTGACACCCATGTCGCGTAACGATAAACCAGAAGACGATGCTAAATAGTCTACTGTCATCTCACCATCATCGACTTTATCTACAAGAAAATCTGTTTTTTCTATATTAGTATTCAATCCTAAACCAGAATAAAAATTGAATCTCTTTGTGTATATATCTATTTTACTTACTAAGCTTATTGTTCCACTTCCAGAATAAGTACCTGTAACTGCAGGAGATTCATCTATGGTAAATGTATCTTTTGTAATTCTCTTTACTTTATATATGTTGTCATTTAACTCTGTAATACCAACTGCATTATGAATATGAACAAAATCACCTGTTTCTAAATTATGATCTATTGAAGTAACTGTTACTACCCCACCAGCTTCAGTTATATTAGTTATCTGTTGAGAGAATGCATTTCTAGCCCAATCTCTACTCATTATATAAGTAAAACCTTGCTGATTGCCTGCTATAACATATCTATGTTTAGACTCTAATGCTCCAGAATTCCAAATTTCATTACGATCTTCCCATGTGCCAATTGACGTTGTCCATGCTTCATCTTCTTCTAAGTAATGATATCCAAATGTAGTAACACTATCATCAAATGTAGCCCACGTATTATTAACATAATTATAGATCAATAACGTTCCTGGAAATACTTCATCACTGCCTTGAGATGGTATTGACCAATAAGACATTTCGTTATAAAAATCTCTTATTCCGCATACTCTAAATACACCGTCATTGTCATTATGTATCTTAAATATCTCATCTGGTATTTTACTATCTATTCTTTCTACATTAGCACCGCTGCACGCATGAATTCCACTATCACCTATACCTAATACTACCTTATCAAAAGAAATGATAGAAAAAGTAGATTCACACCCTAATTGAGAATTTATCTCTTGCCATCTAAACGGATATACCTGATTTCCAGTGTATACAAGCTCGTATGTGCTTCGTTCAAAATATACTATTAATCTGTTTTTAATTTTTGCGGCACTTACAATTGCCTCTCTTGTAGGAGCATCTATAAAACTACCTTTACCATCTACATCTTCATGCCATGCATCTGCAGCTAGAGGTGACCCAATTTGTGAGTACCTACACCTGTTTGTTATAGTATTAACTAAAGCTGATCCGTCAAAACCTTCTGCTACATTCAAAAGTAAAAGTCTGTTTTGAAATGACACAATTATTCGAGCAGTATCAATAGTATAATTTGCTGAACCAGAATTATAAGTAGGTCTAAACACATTCCAAGCTGCACCATCATAATACCGCATGTAATCAGTTGCTTTGTAATTAGTAGTAAATAAAATATATGAATAATCGTTTAAACCTCTATAATTTTCACTCCAAAAGAACTGACTATCAGAGCTACTCCATTGAGCAGCTGCTACAGCTGGAGTAATAGCTTCCCAACCAGTATTTATAAGCTGATAATTGAAGTTTCTATCAAATGCAAATGTATGCTCGTCATTAATTTCTATTTTTTCATAGTTTGCAAATCCCATAACAGGTGTAGACGGATAAAAATATACATCCGTATTAACCGCTGCAGCAACAAAAACATATGCACCTGTCCCTATATCAAATGTATAAGTAGTTGCTGTGCCGCCAGATTTTTTCATATCTTGAGCACCAGCTGCACCATTAAATACAGTAAATGTATCTGTATCTATAGAAAACAATTGACCTACTGCACCAATAGTAGCACCAAGTGGAACAGTTCCAGATAGATTACCAGTAACAGGATCTGTTGTTCCGACTTTTATTCTTAGTCTTGATGTTAAAGCTGCCTTTGTTTGAGATGTACCAACATTAAACGATCCTATACGCTTCTTTATTCTTCCACGGAAATTATAAGCATTATTAAGTTCTTCAAATGCTTGGTCTGGCACTAGCCAAGGCTTAACATCTTTACGCGTACCATCTTCAAATGGTGCTATTAAAAACTTATCAAAAGCCATTTAATCTCCTATTGCAAGATATTCAAAATTAACTGCTTTAGTTCCAGTTGTTGACCGTGGGGAACCCCATACATCAATACTTGCAGCTGCAAAAGCTGTTAATCGTATAGCCTCATCTGCATCAGCCGCTGCTGCATCTATGACTGTTAATTGAACGGAATAAACATTATTAAATACAGGGATAGTTGCAGCAACTGGAAATGGTATATTTGTCGCACCATTTGCCGTCGACGCACCCCATTTTATTAAAATACCTGAAGGTAAACGTGTCCAACCAGGAGTAGCACTTGCAGAAGATGTAAACTCTATCTCATCACCAGCTCCCTCTTTTCTAACAAATAACTCAGATGTAGCTGTTAAAGTTGATAATTTTGAATAAATAGCGACTTCATCTGCTGCGGTTACAGGGGCTGCACCTTGCTCAGGAAGAGTTACATACTTATGCTTACCCTGATCAACAAGATCAAATGAATAATGATTTATTTCCCACGCAGTATTTAATGTCTGAAAATTATTTAACAAGTCATTTTGTGATGTCTTAAGTTCATCTGTTGGCTGCGGAATATTAGATTGAAATGCCATAATTTACCCCTATTTTAATTATTATTGTTCCACCAACTATTTCTACCCTGACCATCTAAACGATCGGTATATATAGTAGCAACACGATTATTAGTGTTTTGCACTATAGTTCTTCTAAGCACAAGACGCTCTTGTGTCTTAAATTCAGGCATAATCATTCTTACACCTTCTTCATCAAGCCTATCTTCTAGAACTTTTTTTGCCGCACCATACGATATATACTGGTGCCATTGTTCAATATCAGGAGATTGATTGTTCGATAATAAAATAGTTGGTCGCCTATATACTTCCATATCAATTCTATATGCCTGATCAGGTATTGGTCTTACGGTAAACTCATTGTTAAAATACAATAACGCTTGAGGAACAGATGCAACATATGGAATAGTATGGGAAACTATTTTTGTGTTTGCAGCAGGAGGATTAGTAAACAATAATGAATATTCTCCTGTTACATAATTTATTGTACCGGTACCATTACCAGTTAAAGCACCCAAATTTGTAGGTATATTTGGATTGCTATCATGAAGCTCCAAAGTGGTATTATTTGCATCAACAGAGCTGAATAAAACATTACTTTGTACAATTGGTTTATTTGTAAGAGTCCCCTGAAACAACATAGTTGCGCCATCACCAGTAGCGATAGTCACTCTGCTGTTTGTTCGTGGATATAGACCATAAAACTTTTCTCTGTCTTGATATAATGGTGCTCGTCTTCCATCTATATATATAGGCTCATGAATTGTAATATATTCATTTTTAAAATCATCTAATTCGTCAGCTGCGTTTTCACTGTTATATACATCTTGATAAGGTTCTGTAAAGAAGGTAAATGTTTTTCTCATAGCAAACAATCTTAAATGTTCAGGAAAATCAAATAGAACAAAATTATTTACATATTCATCAATTTGATCTGTTGTTAATTGTGCCTCTGATGGACTTCTGGTAAGTCTTCTTACTTTTAAACGAATTGCATCTAAGGTAGAATCAGCCATAACTTTCCTTCAATTAATGTGGCAGTGTATTTTGAGTAGCACCACCTAAATTACTTGTAACCTCACCAACAGGCGTTACCTGCGCATACGCATTCACGTACCATGGAACAGGTGCAGGAGCAGAAAATGTATCAAAATTTGTAGTATCAATATCAATTGTAAATGTATCAGTCCCTGTAACAGTTATTGTCCCAACGAGCTTATTTGCTTGAACCATGCCAAACCATTTAGGAATAGTAAGCCGCACAACATCTCCAGTTCCATAGTCGTGATCAAAAGTAGTAGTAACTTCAGCTGGATTATCATTTGTTATGGCAGATATTAATCTCATGGATCTTTGGAAGGTTGGGTCTGCCACTGCATGAAATCTTGCCATTTTAATCCTTATTTAATTTTCTTAAATACCTTGTCATCAGTTATTTCATCTACCAATACAATTTCATCTGCTTTGTTTGGTAAATCATCTATATCCATAAATTCAAGACTTTCAAATCCGAATCTATTAACTTTCTGCCCAATACGCATAGACACCTTTCCCTTATCATCTTTCATATGTCTATGAACAGGATAATTACCATTTTTAGTTAAATGTTTAGCTACCCCCAAAGGAAGTGTATATATTTCACCATCTACAAGGTCGTATCTTTCTACTTGATCTTCCTTATATTTCTTAAAATTAAAACTCATAGATCCGCCCGGCACTTCATAGAAGCGGAATATTCCCTTAACTGGTTGGCGATCTTTATCTCTTTGATATTTAAGGCTTTCAGTATTTTTATTAACTTTATCTGTTGTTTTAGCGATCATATTAATCCTATGTATTAAGAGGTG